GGCGCATTCTTCACCGCCCAGCGCATGTCGTCTGCCAGGACCGATGCCATACCGAAGGGGGCAAACTTCGTCTGCAAGTCGGCAATCGCCTTCTCGTCGATCTCGCCGCGGTCTGCTGCCTTCAGATAGTTCTGCCCCTGCTTGGACCCCAGCCACTCGGCAAAGGCGCCCTCGGGGCGGACAAGACCATCTGTCTGAGGGATCTTCATTCCCGTCTTAGTGGCCGTGTCTCGTGGCAAACCGGAGCGGTTCACGCTAGACCGGGTGATGGTGTAGGCCTTGATGAGGTCGCGCACGCCCATCTGGCCTGCCTGGGCTCGCTTCTGCTGGCCCTTCATGAACTCGCCATATCCGCCCTGGATGTAGTCGGGCACCTCTTTGAGCCCCACCTCGGCGGTGACCTGCTCGTTGGGTCGCCACTGCCAGTCCTCAATGACGGACTCAGTCTTGGCTGGCTCTGTTGCCTTGGCGGGCTTAGCGGATTTCGTTGACTTCGAGACGGCTTTCAGACCTTTCTGGGCCCCCGAGACTGCCCCGCCGACTTTGTACCTCCGCAGGCGCTCCAGGAGGGTGTTCGACGTGGCGCCACCTTCTGCGAACTTCTGATCTTTCACGTCCGAGAACTTCGGCTTCTTGGCCAGTACGAGCGGGCCGATCTGTAGCACCTCCTCGGCCGCGGTCACGGGCTTGCGTGTCTTGCGATCGTAGAAGTATCCAGCGCGCTCGGGGTCGTAACCCACCTGCACCCACTCGGGGCTCTGCATGTAGAGCTGCGCCTTGGCCACCGCCTCCTCTTCGCTGACCGGGTTCCACTCGCCGCGGATCACCGCAAATGGAGACTTCGGCGTCTGGCCGGTCGCGACCTTCAGAGCCTTTTCAGGCGCACCAATCATGGTGGCATTCTTCACCGAAGAGACCGAACCATAGACTGTCGGGCCACTCGCACGGTGGATCGAGTTGATCCAGACCCCATGGTCTTTATAGGCAGGGATATCGAGGCGCAGGTCTGCGCGCTCCCCAGGCTTGAGCTCTCCGGTCTTACCAAACATCGGGCGCTTGTTCTCAGTCAGCGCACGCATGGCGTCTTCTGCGCTGGCCGGCTGCGGAACGAATGCATAGGGCTCCACGGGCTTTACCTCGCCCACAAGGCCCGCGTACTCCTCGGCGTTCATCTCACCAGCCTCGACCTTCTTGGCGGCCTCTGTGAGCTCAGGAACGCGCTTGGTGACGTCCTTGTAGCTCATATCGATGCGGCTGACCGCGGGCTTGGCCTTGTCCGCCCCAGACTGCACGGCCTCAAGACCACGCATAGCGCCCCGGAGCCCCACACCGCCACCGCCTGCAAAGTTAAAGGCGTTCTTTAATTTTTGTCGGATATCGTCGGCGCTGATCCTCCCGCCGTCTGCCTTCGAGATGTCTGCGGTCGTGGGATCGTATGACCCGCGATTAAACAGCGCCTTCACGTCTCCCGGGTTGAAGATACCCATGTTCTTCACGCCCTTCTCTTTGACGAAGAAGCTGTCAAAGCCCAGATCTTTGATGGCCTTCTGAATGTTGCGGTCTTCGATGAAATTCCAGTTGCCGATAGAGATCTGGTCTGCAATGTGTTGGCGGTCAAGCCCCGGCGGCAGATCTGCTTGATTCATCACCTGCGTGACATGGCCAAGATCGTCGTAATCGAACGTGTTCTTCGCCCGTGTAATGACAGGCATGATCCGCGGCTTGGGCGTATCCACCTTCTCCAGCAGGTCCATGTCGGCGTGGTAATAGGTCTTGGGCTTCTCTTTTGAGCCCATGTACGCTTCCAGGTTCTTCTGCACGCGCACTTCACGGCGCTGCGCCTTCGATGCTTTCTTAGCTGGGTCTTCTGTCTTTCCGGGGCCTTTTGCCGCCCTCTGAAGGCCTTGCTTCATTCCCTTGAACGCGCCGCCCCCAATGGCAAGGTTAACCTCCACCTCTTCTGAATCGGGGCCGTATTCATGTTGCTTCATCCGGCGATCGTAATCCCGATGACGCCTAGCCATGTGAGACAATTTTTCTGGGCTGAGCATGAGATCGTAATGTTGCTCGGGATTGTCTGAAGATAATTGTGGCCGAACATAATCATCTGTTGGCAGCCCATACAATCGAGCGATCTCATAAGCGTTTAATCCACCCATCAAGGGCACCGCTTCTTCTGGGGTGATCAAGCCCTCTCGCAACTTAGCTTCGGTCTCCCGCAGGAGTCTGTTAAGTTTTTCGTAGGCCAAAGCATCTTCTATCTCTTGTTGCATCTCCGCCTCGGCCAAAGCGTAGTTATCTAGCTCAGCCTCTCCGCCCTTGGCCATAGTGATTGCGCCACCACCAGCGAACATCGGCAGGCCTTGCTTCTTCACCAGCTCGACCATCTCCGGCGTGATGGTGAATCCTAGTTGCTCGTTGTCGCCGATCTTTAGGGGCTCCAGTTTCCCGCCGCCCAGTTTCTCCAGGAGTTTATTTGCGGTGGCCGGCACGATCTGGTCGTAGAACTTCTTCATGCCCTCGCCGCCGACCTTGAGGTCTACGCCGGACAGTTTCCGAATGGAAGAGCCAGAAAGATTCTGGGGGCCTGGACCTGGAGCAACCAATAATTTCTCGGCCGCATCTTTGCCAATGTAGTCAGCCAATTTGTCGGCTGGCACTCTTTGATTAAACGCCTCCTGGCCATTCTTTGTAGCAACAAGGGTGTTGGACTTGGGCATGTAATAGAGCTCATCAACATGTTTACTCAAGTCATACCGTGCAGCAGACTGATCACCATTGATGAATGCGACCTTCTTATAACCGTTATTGACTGCGTCGGTGATCAGGCGCTTTAGAGATAGGTTGACCCAGTCTTCTGTGTTCTGTACGAAGGGGGCGGGAGGTGCGCCGCGTTTACCCAAAAAAGAGTGTTCAAGCCTTCTATGCAAACCCCTTCTCCCTACCCTGCTGCCCCCAGTCGGACTGAATCTCTTCAACAAATAGAACCCTATTGCCATCAGCATCAAGGCGGTCGTTCAGGCGCATATGGGCCAGAACGTTGGGCTGATCGAAGTGGGGAGATTCATAAACAGTGCCAACATTTCTAAAGGCCGGTGACAAGCCTATTTTTTCCGCCGTTGACCGTACTACTGGATTTTCTAAATCTGCCTCTGAAAAAAACGCACCATTCGGTGTCGTAAAACCTTTTTCTACTTTTTGCGGCAACGTCAGCAACACCTCTCGATAGTTATAACCGCCGGGTAGTTGCCACTCACCGTACTTTGCGTCGGGTTCGGTTTCTTCATACTTCAACCCAGCGCGACGCATCAGTTGCTCTGGGTCGCTGGATTCAGAAACAAGATCACCGTCCGAGTCGTAGATTCTCATCATGCCGGTCGGCTCACCGTCACGATCGAGCACCTCTTCGTAATGAAACCCCTCGGGGATTTGATCTTCGACTGTTCTGACCCTGTTGTACGGAACCGTGCCGCTTAACTGCACCTCTTGCACCTGCACGCGGTTGGCGTCAAGGTGCTGCTGGATCTCTGCCTTAGTGACCGGCTTGTCGCCCTTACTCTTCAAGAAGTCTGCGAGGCCCGTCCACTCCAGCTCCGCGGGCTTGACTCCTGGCGCCTTGCTGATCTGGGCCAGGAACTGATTGCCCGTGCCCTTCTCCTGAGCAAGATTGAGCGCTACCTGCTCGGCCTGGGAGTACATGCCTAGCGGGTTGCGTGTGGCCTGCTGGGTCTGGAGCTGCACCGCGCCCGTCGGCGGGGTAGCGAACTCTGCCCGAGCTGCCTGAGCCAGATCCTTGCCGGCCTCCAGGGTCTGCCTGCCAGCCTGCTTAGCCTGCTGACCTGCGAGCTTCAGCCCCTTGCCGGCGGCCATGAGTCCCGTATCGATTGCCTGAGCTGAGGCGGGGCTGTATGGGCTCATGGGGATCTTGCTGAGCACCGGGCCCAGCGGGCTCTCTGACATTGCATCGAAGAAGCCTAGCGCTGCGTCTGCGCCCTTGCGTGCGTACGCTTTGCCACCTTCGGTTTCTGGAAAGTCAATAGCCGCGTTAAAGAATTTATCGGCGGGGACGCCCATGACCTGAGCGAACGGCTGCAAGACTCCTGCTACGAGCCCCTGTCCAACGGCCCTACCGCCTTCGCCGATTGCCTGCAATTGTTCTAACGGGTCAAGGCCTGCGATGGTGGCTTCGCGGCTCTTGCGCTCCGACTCTTGAAGCTCGTCCTCAATCCCGTAGACTTCTGTGCCCCTGCCCACCTTTGGGAACCTAGCGGCATCAAGTGCTGACCGCCTCCCGGTCGGTGCGGGCGGAATTTCCCGCGATCTGTTGTATTTGTTGAGCGGGTCTTTATAGCCTTTACCGCCGAACAGCTCCATGGCCAGCCGGATATCATCTTCAGTCATAGCGCGTCCGCCAGAAATTGAATGCGCCCATCATACGGCGTAAGGGTTTGTCCGTCTAGGCTGACCGCTGTCAACGAAGTCCTCCTCGTCCCAGACAGATCTGACTCACAAACCCCTCGGCCCAGTCACGCACGTAGCCCTTGCGCTTGCTGCTCTCCGGTATCCAGACACGGCCGCGGGCGATGATGTTGGCCACGATGTTTAAGCGCTGCACCTTGTCTGCCCGCCCGGGGTTGTACGCTCTGACCGGCAGGTGGGCCCGCTGCAAGTCCTGTATCAGGCTGATACCTGCGCTCTTGTCCTCTACCAGGATCAGGTCCACCCGCTTTTTGCCCTTGCCCTCGCCGAAGACCGTCTCGTACTCCTCAATCACCTTGGGCCGCAGGTCGGGGTACTGTAGGCGGTCCTGCCATGCGTCGATCAGCATCACGCTCATGGGCCCGTCCAGGGGCTTGAAGACCCCCCAGACCGTGCAGGCGGTCGGGTCGTTCATGGTCTTCTCGGTGTACGCGCAGTCGTAGCTCTGGACGATGTACTCGAACTTGGGGAACTCCTTCCCGTCCGGCCAGAGCTTGAACATGTCGCGCTGCACAATGCCGCCCTCTTCAGGATCGATGATCTCGGCGTAGATCTCCTGGCGCCCGAGCTTGGTCCACTCGTACTGGAGGATCTGCTTCTGGAAGCTTGGGGCTAGGTTGTCGATGTTGGCGTAGGTGCTGGCCGTCGTCACGACCACGTCGTCACCGTCCCGGCCCACGAGCTCGATGATCAAATCTTTGGGCTTGGGGGTCGTGGTGGCCACGATACGGGTCTTCTTGCCCAGGCGGACGCCGAACATGATCTGGTCCCAGGCCTCTTGCAGATAGTCCCAGGCGGCCAGCTCGTCGAGCCATGCCCCATGGAACTGCGGCCCCCGGAAGCGCTCAGGCTCGGATGCGGGAATACCCTTAATCATCGAGCCGTTGGTGAGCTTAAGCTCGTGGAAGGCCCGGTTGTAGTCGGCGATCAGTGCGGTAGGAATAACAGACAGAAGACCCGAGTCGCCCTCGAAGCAGGTAGCGCGAACATCAGACGACGTCGGTGCCCCGACAAGCCAGCGGGTACCGGGCTCAGTCCAGGCCCACCAGCCAACCTGCTCGGCTGCCGTTCGTGTCTTACCGGCGCCGCGGCCCGCCAGCATGAGCCAGATCGACCACCAGTCCCCAATAGGGACCACTTGGTGAGCATGAGCCTTTGCCAGCCATTGAGCTCGCCAAGCCCACGCGACTTGCTCCTCCGGCTTGAGAAGGGAGAACTGTGCCTGAACGTCAGGGTCAGCGAGGAGTGCTGCGACCTCATCGGCCATTACTCTGCATCTTTAACGAAGACGCCGTCGACCATGCGGCCCTTGCGGTTCTTGATCTGCTCCCAGGCCACATTTATGCAGGATTCGATCGGCACCCGATGCTGAGCTGCCAGGATGGTCAGGACTACCACAGCGTCTCCAATCGAGTCTACGACCCCGTCGTGGTTCTTCCTGGCGATTGCCGCGGCGAGCTCCCCAATCTCTTCTGCGAGCTTCACAAACTGCGCCTGCGGGTTTGACCCGTCGACCAAATTGCGGGCCTCCGCCCATGCGCGGATCTGCGTGAATCTATCCATGTCTCCCTCACCTTTCGTTTGCTGATTGCTGCTTCTTCAATTCCATGTTTTGCAGGATGCTGGCGAACAGCTCAGACGCCTGGATGGTCGTCTCACTCTTAATCGGGTTCTCAGCGTCTCCTGCGTGGGTCAGGCGGTCACCGTACTTCCGCGGCTTCAACTTGGCTGCCGTCCACTTGCGGGCGTCCACCCGGAGGCGCATCCAGTTGATGTAAGCCGGGTCGAAGCGCGTGTTCCCTTCCTTATCGGTGGTCTCCATCGGAATCGAGTCGGCGATGTCCTGAATCTCTTCTGCCAGGGTATCGGCTGCCGAGTCTTTGGCCTTCGCGTACATGTCGCAAAAGTCTGCTCTCTTGTTTAACCAACGGTAAACGGTCGTGACATGTGGCATGTGCTCGTCTTTGCATATGCGGACCAATGGCTGTCCGGACGCAATGCGATCGCATATCTCGTCTGCTAGGTCTTGGGAGTAGTCTGTTGGCCGGCCCATCACTGCGGGCGCGGGCTTCTTTCGTTTTTCAGGCATGGCCTTAATCAATCCGAAAAGTTGAGGTGGCCTGAGTTTAACTGCTTGTGCGCCATTAGGCTAGACACTGAACCGCCGGCAGCGAGGGAGGTCGACCGGCATGGGAGTTGGCTCAATGTCTAGGCTGATGGCCCCCCGGGGCATTGTCATCGAAACAACCGGCTCTCACCGGGCCCGGGGGAAGTCTTTAGAAGCAGTTGGTCGTGCAGTTGCCGCCGTAGCAGCAGGTGGTGCACGTTACCATCCGGCCGTTGTAGGTCACGGTCGAGGTGCTACAGGCTGCGTACACGCTGGTGGCGACGGCCAGTCCGCCAATTAGGGCCAAGGCTTTCTTGATCATGGTTTCTCCCATTTGAATTAACCGTGTCGAATATCGAAACGGTTTTTACAGCGACATCATTCCCACGACAAACACGATCCCCGCTACCAGCGCGGCCACCACTAATGCAGGTGGCTCGTCACGCCTCATTTTACCGCGAAGTCGCATCTGTATCCACTCTTCTCTGGTGATTAGGTCACCTGCCTTGATGTACGGTCTCATTCTTTCCCTCCTTCACGTAGACCTCGTTTAAGAATCGATCTCCGGCCTCTAAGACCTGCCCCGCAGCCACTGGCATGTTCGCTGATTCAAGATCGCGGTAGTAGTGCCAGATCGCTCTGGATATGACGTGAATGTCAGTGTCAGAGAGCGATACCTTAGTGCTGCGTCGTCTCATCCTCTCCCTCTCCTATCATTATGGCCAGCATCTCGATTACGTGTCCGGGCGGTATACCGGATTCTTTGACGACCATGGTCAGCACTGTGCAAAGGGAGACGGCAATCAGGCCGCTGTTGTGGCCATCGATAACCTCCCCCACTTTGTTGGTGATCTCAACCAGCTCCTGGGGGGTTCCGCTCATTGTCCCCTCCCGGTGGCGTTTGCGATGGCGTCCCGAACCTTACCGGCAACCACGACGGAGTCTATCCACGGCAGGGCGGCCTTGAGGGCCTCCAGCATCTCGGGCGCCGCGGCGATAAGAAGGGCGTCCTGCTCGGAGTCGATGACCCCATAACGACCGTCTTCATCCGCGGTGGTGACGACCGAACCGGTAGCCGGAGCACAGATTGCGTACCCGGAGCGGCCGGCAGGGATGTGCATCCAGGGGCCTGGAGTGTGTGTCATGCTGCCTCCTTATTGGAGAGGGCGTCAAACGTCTTCTGGACTCCTTCCCAGCACTGACGGTACCCGTCGGCGTCTCCCTGGCTGTACGCGTAGGTTGCAAACGAGCAGACCCATTCGACAACATCGGGGTCAACGCTGCGACCGATCATTTCCTGCACGTGCTGCTGTACTGCTGCTTTGTCTTTGAAATTCATGGTAGTTCTCCCTCGTTAGTGGGGGCCGGAGCCCCCCGTTAGTTAGTAGGTGTAAAAGCCAATCACGGCGCCCAGGTAACCGCCCTGGGAGGTCTTGCGACCCAAGAGCTCGGTGTAGTCCAGGGCGCCAACCCAGCGGCCCCAGGCTTGGTCGAAAAACACCACGTAGCGGGCTGGTGCGCCACTGCGGTCAAAGTAGGTGCCAGCCTTAGCGGCGGCGGCGGCGGTGGCCTTCTCGGCGGCGGCTTGCGTGCCGTAGTTCTTGCAGGGGTTCTTGTTGGTAGTGCGGTAGTCCTCGATGCGGGCAATCAGGTTTTCGATGATGTTCATGGTTTAAATCTCCCTCGTGCGTTGCAGTCTGAATTTGACTGTGACGATAGTGTAACTCCGAATTAAACGATTGTGCAACTCAGGGCACTAGGGGAAACCCTAAACCGCTTTCCGCCAGGGCGGAAGAATCCCAGCCGCTTTTTCTTTGGCGAGTTTTGTGGCCACCACGCGACTAAAACACTTGTCTTCGCGCCGGCAAACGATTGACCCATCGTCTAGCACCCAACCATGGTCGTTCCAAAGCGTGGCGCCACATTTCGCACATGGCGCAGTCCCTTTCAATGCAGTCATATCTTGAATCATGATTTCTCCCTAAATAGGGAGCCCGAAGGCCCCCTCCCGTGTTAGCCGTGGGTGTACGCCTCATCCTTCTTCTTGTCTTTGCCCAGGTCGAACTGAATCTGGGCCTCCTTGGCGTAATCCATGCCGTCCGCGGTCTTCGGGCCCCACTTCTGGCAGAACTTCAGCAGCGCCCTGCGCTCCTTCAGCGGGTGCCAATACTCGCCCTCGGCGTGCAGGTCCAGCTCGTGCAGGCAGAGATAGCAGAGGTCGCCGATCGTTGTGTGCTCCGGCGGGTCGAAGTAGGTCAGGTATTCGACTGCTGAGAAATCTTTGAGTGCTTGTTGGAAAGACATTCTTTTCTCCCTAAATAGGGAGCCCGGAGGCTCCCGTATGGTTTACTTGGCGTCGACGTTCAGGCTAAAACGAGCCGCGGTCTTGGTGTGCTTGGCGATGATCTCGGCCGGGATCTTGAGCTCCTCAGCGATCTTCTTCCAGTTGACCGTCGAGACGTTGGACTCAATGTAGAGCGCCTCGTAGGCGTCGCCCTCGAAGCGGCGATCACCGGACAGATTGGCGTAGTCCTTGATGTCATCCTTGATGGCGTCGGCCTTGTCGGTGAGCTCTTTGATCTGCTTGAGCAGGGCACCCAGTTCGTCGATACGGGCGGCGGTGATCAGGTTTGCGGTTTCAGTTTTCATTGCGTTTCCCTCGCTTTGATTGGTTCCGGTCTTAATTGACCGTGATGAAAGTGTAAGTCTTAGTTAAACGATATGCAAGGGGGTAGCCCTGTTTTTTTGCAAAAAAGACCACTTTTTTCATCAGACTTTTTTAACTGATGCGTTGGCCAGGATAAAGATCGCTTAACAATGCCCTGGTATCTGTTAGGAGGTCGTCTTCATCGAACCCCCAGTGCTTAGGGAACCCCTTCGTTCCGAGGCCGTGGAGCCCCGTGTTGCCTCTATGGTGCTCTGGGCATAGTGGGATAGCCTCCCAGTGGCTGGAGCGCCTCCCAGCCCCCGTTCCTGCCCTTTTGTGGTGGATCTCTGCTGGGGTGCCTGGGTAGCCCATCCGCCGGCAGACAGCGCAGCCTAAGTCGGCCACGCGGGATAGGTGCTTCTTCTCTTCGTTGGTCAATGTACTAAATCGCCGAATTGGTACACGGGTGCAGGGTCACCACCTGGAGTAAACCGACCCCCTTTGGCCGGATGGTGGCCCCTGCTGCCGGTGTTGTTCGGATGTCTAGGCCCCGTCACCTCCGGCTGGACGGTGTTGGTGGCGGGGGTGGGAGTCGAACCCACGACCTTCGGACTATGAACCCGACGAGCTACCACTGCTCTACCCCGCGTCAAATCGTTGCTTTACCCTCTGCCCTATAGTTTGCCTGCTCAGTGCGCCAGACTTCA